GCGTGGTGCTTACCCATCTCTTCCTTTAGGACAGAGCGAATGTCGCCAAGTCCGTCATCCTTGTCATTCAAGAAGATTGCAACCTCGGACATATCGAATGAGTGTGCGATAGTCTTAGGCTTTGCTGCAACATTTTGGAATGTAGGCTTTGTAGTATCAGGCAGTGTGCCGTTCTCTGCAATACCGCCACCGACTGCTGTCGAAGGCTTTGCAGTTACAACTCTCCATCCACTTCGGTCCCAAGGTTTCTTAGGAAGGATAGAGAATGCGTTAAATTCTTGGTTCAACTGTGACCATACTTTGCGTCCGTAGATTGCTTGGTATGTTCCAGCGGTTGTGCTTAGCATTGGAGCGTCTGCCTTGAGAAGTTCGCTACCGGAGTAACCGAATCCCATGTTAGTGCCTGCTCCATAGTAGTAGCGTTCCATGTCTTGTACTGTGCGTGTGTAATTTCGTGCCATTATTCATTCCTCCATTTAGTTCCAAACACTTCCTGCGAGACTGTGTACTTCGTCCCACGACATGTTTGCTAGTTCCTCTGTAGATGGTATTTCTACTGTGGAGTGGTTTGTTGACTTGCGGATTTCCGCAGTTGTTGAAGAACCGATGTTATCGATTCTTTCACTTAGTTGTGAAATTGCCTTCTCGATAGTTGCGAGAGGGCCACGAGCGTCAAACTCTGCTGCTGCACGAGTCTGTGCTTCTGATGTTAGTTCCTTCTGCAAGCGCTCTGAGAACACATCGTTCAAGTTGTTCTTGAACTGCTGTTCCATTGCTGCTGCCTTAAAGACTTCATATGCGTCTTCAATTTCAGATGGGGAAACATTGTCAGGGTTTAGGTAAGATTTAGCAACATCGCCGCCTCCGCCTAGTCCTGCACGGGAAATAGCACTGGTTGATGGTGAACCACTTTCAGTTGCACGGCCTTTTACTTGGCCTCCGAAGTAGTCTGCTCCATCTCCAATCTGCTCAGGAGTGCTGCCGAGGTTAGCCTTAGCAACACCGTCAAAGTGTGAGCGAGCAGCACCAGTGTCTACGCCAGCGGACTTCAAAGTGTTCTCCATCCAATCTAGGTATTCGCTAGTAATGACATCGCTGTACTCTGACTTTTCCATGTCATCCTTGTACATCTTGTCTTTCATTTCTTTTTTCTTATCATCTTCTTCTTCTTCCTTTGCCATATTGTCGTCCTCGGCTAGTCTTAATTCTTCTTTAGGTTTCCTTTTTGGTCTGTCGTCCATATCCATGTCGTCATCTTCGTCTTCGTCACGGTCTTCCAATGCGTCTTCCAATGATTCCGTTTTGTTACCATCTTTGTCCATGTCAAGGAAATCAGGTTTTTCCCCCTTTTCTCCCATGTCTTTGTGCATGCCCTTCATTTCTTCGTGCATGCCCTTTGTTTCATCTTCTTTGTCCATGTCGTCCAACTGCTTAGATAAACGATCTATTACGGATGCCAATTCACCCAATGCGTCTACGTCGTTTGTCATAGTAGTGTCCTCCTTCAGTATTCTAAAGGATGCTTCGGGGTTAATCCCCTTTTCACAAATAGTAACTTCGTGTAGTTCTAACTTGGAAATCTCAGTATAGTTTCCATGCTTTACATCAGATTTGTTAATGCGCTTAAACGCCTGTCCTCCAATGCTGAACCCAGTTAGGTTACCCTTGCGAATCTCATTGGCTACTTCACGAGCCTTCTCGATGTCATCTCTAAGTTTGATGACAACGAACATGCCAGCGTCATCAACGCCGGACTTCCATAGTCTACCATCAGAGTCAGTGTAAGCCTTGATAACTTCACCGACCTGAATGTTTGAGTGTGCTAGTTGAACATTGCGAAAGCCATCTGCTTTCATAAAGTTACCAAAGGCATCTTTTAATGCTCCACGAGTAATCAAGTCACCTTGCTTGTCTACCATCTCTACAGATGCATAGCCAGCAATAATTAGGTCATTGGATGACTTGACTATGGCAATACTAGCAGGATGGACAGAGGTAGATGTCCTCAGTGCAGCCGCTGGTGCCATGCCAATAATTACACTGTTCATACTATTTAATAAGATACGAAAGCAGCCTTGTCTCTATTTACAGACAGTTCTCCTTGTTCATCATTAGGAACAGACTCTCTGTAGCCCATTTTTTTATCCTTGGCCCGCTCTTTGTTATCACGTTCAATATCCCTAGCATCATGATCGGGCATAGTCTTGGAACCAACAAGACTGGTAGGGCCACTTGGTGATTCTATAGGTGTTGCATAACCTATTCCAAGTCCCATAGCACCTGTGCTAGAATCACCCACAGCACCTACTCCTGACTTCAACATAGAAGATGCTAAAGTCAAACTCTTTGCTAACAGGCGCTTGACTTTCTTTTTGTGCTCAATTACATCATCTACTTCAGATTCCCAAAAATTAGTATTTTTTGTTTTCTTTGGAGGTATTAATGGCTTACCATCATTTTTAGATTCGTGCACTTCTGCTTTAGATTCATCATCGTACAATGACAAATCGGCCTTCAGCATAACGCCTACCACTGAAGACCAAAACGGCCTTTGGCTTTCTGATAATCTAATAAGCCAGCCGTTGTCAGCCTTTGGATTAAACATGAACCATTCACCATTGATTGATGATGCACGATAACTCACGTCGCCAGCAGCCATCTTGATTACGATTCTATCCCCATCCCTATCAATTTCATGAGGCCACATCATAGGTTCTGACTTGGTGAACATCGATAATGTCTCTACACTAGAAACACCTTCACCTTCCGCCTCTCCTTTAATTTCATTACTACTAACAGTATAAATGTCAACGCCATCTACATTTCCAGTTACAGAGATACTGTCTACATTTACTGTAACTATATCTCCGACCTCATACTCATCTTCAGATTGGAATGATGTACCTACATCCATGTACGTGTCGCCCTTATACTCAACAGCGCGCTCACCTAACGAGTCTTCATGAGTAATAGGGCCTGTGCCTAATCGATATGTAAAGGAAGATGTACCCTTCTTGTCAAGAACCATCAAGTTGACATCTTGGCCTTCATCATACAATACCCACTTTGGATGGCGACTTTCTCCTTTCATATAGGTAGAGTTAGCATCTCTTAGTACCAATCGCTTGTGTTCCTTGAGTAAATCTTTGACTATTACTTCTAAGCCTACATCATCAGTTAATCTTAGATTGTGGGCAGCCGGTAGTAGCACATTCTCCGTGCTTTCCATAGTGCCTCTTAGAATCTTTATGCGTTCTTGTAGAGGCATGTCATGCACGTCGCTATCATCGTACTCAACAATATCTATGACATTGTATTCTTTACCCGCAAGCACGACATCAACAACAAAGTTTTTCTTAGATATCTTAGAGAAGTTTTTCTTGGTGTCATCATCAAGATCGAAATCACCTCTAACTGTAATCTTGTCATCTTTCTTCTCTACGAATGCTCTCGGACCTTCAGGCATAGCAGACACAATCCAGTCCCCGCTAAATCCACGAAGGTGTTCCAAATCATCTAACTTGAATATGCGGTGCATTGGTTGAAGGATTGGATATTCGCCGTCTTTCTTGAGCATAATGTCAGGATTAGAAAGTGACGCAAGCAACATTGTAGCATCTTGCTCATCGGCTCTACTAAACAGGCTGCTATGCGCAGCAGGCCTAATCAAACGACTAGTATCAATTTGACCTAAGTATTGCATCAATTCGGGCACACCCTGCTCATAAATAGACCTTGGGGGAGTTCTTGAATCATATTCGTAAGGTTCTACCTTTTCCCAGCCAACGAATTTGTGATTACTACCTATGATTGGTTTGATAGTTGGTTGGTAACCTGAATACTTGAAGGAGATGTTAGGGTCTGTAAAGAAACAGTTTATACCTAGCCCACCTTCTTTAGATACGTTTGATATTGGCTGCATCCTATTTTTCATAGATGCAGTTGTAATGTGAGTAATACCAGTTGTGTCTGCTGAAGGGTCTACTACCAAGTGACCGGACAACAACCTATCGTAACCGCCAAACTCGTCACCCTTTGGAGGAATGAGATGTAAACCTAACTTATTTGCTATTTCCTTAGTTTTCTTAGTTGGTTTGTAACTATCATCTAAATGAAGTAAACTCTGCAGGTTTCGGATTTGCTCTGAGCCTTCAGCCGGTGTGAACCCTTTGTCTAGTTCGGGATGCATGGCTGAAAGTAATTCTCTGACAGACATTTGCTTAGTGCGATTGAATATATCTGTACGCTTGTCTTCGGGCAGATGTGAATTAGCCCTAGTTATGTTCATCATTCTGTTTACAATGGCCTGACTAACGCCACTATTGTCATTATCAAACATACCATATCCCGAATTCAAGTTATTCATGCTATGCCCATTTGCCTCTAACAAAGCCCTGATTGAATTGTGAGTCTTACCTCCGTCATGCAACTCAGTCTTCTCATCATCTACTGATTCATTGTATGTCCTATACGGATCGTTGTCACCAGTAGATTCATGGCTGTGCAGACTACGTTCTGCCTCATGAGCAAGCACCATTAAATTCGATAACATCTCAAATGGGTCGTCACCAATCGAAATACCTTGTGAATCAAGAAGTCGCCTCATTTCGTTGACTTTCATGCCAATAGCATTCATATCAGAATCATATTTTATATTCACATGTTTTCTGTGTGATTCGTTAAAAATTTTGTTTGAGGGGTAGTCTAGCAACTTCTGATTCTCTTCTGTTATCTGTTCCTTTAATTCATTAATCCTATCAATTGTAGGTTGGTCAGTTGCTTCAAGGTCGTGCAGAATCAAATACTCATTTGCCAAATCTAAAAGTTGACGCTTGTGGCGCATTGGACCGTCTAAATAATTGTTTAACTTTGTCTTAGCAGTTTTTTTACGAGTTGCTAATTCATTAGGAGAGGGGCTGAGATTCTGTCTTTGCTGCAAGTATTCCTCTGTTTGTTTTAATCTGTTAAGCAAATTCGCTCTTTTCCTATACTCATCAGAGCCTAACTCAGATATTTTTTCACGAATTTCTTTGCTTGTATTTTCAAGATACGCTATCTGTCTTCTGCGCTCATCTAATTCTTTAGTAGCGTCATCAAATGCAGTTTGCAATTTTGTTTTTTTCTCTATGTCATCCCTAGTGTTAAGATGGTCAAGTAATTGACTTACTACTTCATTGAAAGGTACTCTTTCATTGATGCCCAGTACGTTTTGCTCTTGAGGCATATTAGGTTCATTACCTGCACCAGTACCCTCTTGTCTCCTGTACCCTTCACCTACCTTTTTGAAATCGGCCCTAGTTTGTTGATCTACGTCTGAAATTTCTGTACGCTTTGCATCAGGTCCCATTCTACGGAAGTTGTTTTGTATTGCTTCATATCCGTCATCACCGGCTTTGCTTTGGCCTGATAATCGCCTAAAATGAGTTTGATTCACACTGGGGTCAGAAGTTTGCATGTTTGCAATATGCCCTTCGCTACTATGCCTAGTTGAAGGAACTGAGTGAGTAGAGCCTCTAGGAGTTTTAGTAAGCCCACCCGTACCTTTTCCAGCACCAAAATACGGTGTTAGATACTGACCAAGGTGGGCAGAGGGACTAATTTTTTCTTGCATTCCAAGTAACTTAGACCTATACTCCTTTTTCTTGTTATACTTGGTTTCGCTTTCTCCTTCTTTCGGTTTATGGATATGAGGTATGCTGCCTAAAGAACGCATTATTCTTTTGATTGGTTTAGGTATATCCGGGTTTAAGCCTGCTTCCTTATCTCTAGCGTAATTAGTGAAAGCATCATTTTCGTATATCCGGTGAAAGAATCTAGTCAGTTGTGGTTGACCTGCCCAAGATAATGCATTTGATGTAGATAACAAAAGTTTAGGCTCGGTTTCAGCACCCAAAGCATCAAGTTGGTATTCTTCTTTAGGACCTATGTAGTACAAATCTTCGTCAGGATTTTCAAACAACAAAGAGCGTCTACTGTAATCTTCAGGGTGCTCTACGTCGAATAGGAGGTTTTTACCATTACGATGAAAAATAGGGGCTAACACTCTAAGAGCATTGTTAGGATCTAAATGGTGCCCTCCCTTGTGTTGAAACTTTTCTGCAAATATGTCATTAAAACCTCTGTGGTCTTCATTCATGAAGTCACCAAAGTCATCCACTTTGACTCTCCTACTCAACCAAGGTATTGCCTGATTACGAAGATGAGTTCCTTCGTATATTGCATCCCTACCGGTCTTCATGTTTTTCTCAATGTCTTTTATTCTGTTCTGAAAATGTTCTCTAGGTCGAGTATAAGCGACAAACTGCGAATGTGGACTTTCACCTAACTCGTGGAATTTGCCCCTTTCATTATCCCAACCTATTGATGCGTAAAAGCCGCTTCTAGTTAGATTGCTTCTGTTAGCCTTTTTGTGCCACCAGTGGTCAAAGTTTGCAGCCGGTTCGTCGTTCAATTCTTTCATTGAGAAATTTTCGCCATCAAACTTGAACATATCATAGGATAGCAAATCTTGCTCACGGGCTAAAGCCAGTGCCTCATTCTCACTAATATCAGGGTCCTTTTCAAAAATATTTTTTGCAACGCTTTCGATTCGTGCCTTATTTCTTTCATCAAGACCTAACATTTTATACACATTCCTATGTAATTGGTAAATGTCATTCTTAGTCATAGAGTCGTAAACGTGGTGAGGTATCTCCTCATGCTCCTTTGCAACAGGCTCATGACCCGCAAAGTGGTTATCAGATGCGTGACTAGTAGGCCTAACTAAAAAGTCCATCAAAGGTTTCATCCTTAATCCTAAATTGAACCTAATGTTATCTTTATTAAGACCACTAGTGCCTGTAAAAGATTCAACAGTGTCATCATAACCATTCTCCATCAATTCATCATATATTGCATTTCTTTGTTCCAAAGTTAAACCTTCAAACCCATGCAAATAATCAGTAAGAGTAAAGTCACCATTTTCTACCTCCTCACGCATTCTCTCTATCTTTTGCAAAGGAGTACCATATTGAGGAAAGTCCGATAAGCGTTTAAAACCAGTACCGTCCATATCAATTTCAGGCATTACTCTACCCATCGAATCAAAGAAGTCTGATCTATTTGCGACACTTCTTATGTTTCTTTTTTCTCTACCATCCTTTAACCAACCTTTGATTCTACCATGGTCATATTCTGCCCTAGACATACCTGCATGGTACTTATCATCCTCTGAAACTGCATAGTAATTTAACATCGCTGCATACCAAGCGGGTATATCCTTCTGTGTTCCGTCTGAAAATGTATGCCTGACCATAGATTGTATAGGGTTATTCTCAGGCATCAAATGGTGCACGTCGTTTATATTAGCATCAGGTCTAGGTGCGAAATCAAAATTAGTAGCGTTCGTGTCCCTACGATACTGAGTAGGGAATTCCATCGTCAAACCACCGAAGCCTTCCGACATGGCTTCTTGATTAACACCTTCCATTGCATAAGTTCCATAACGAGGGTCATCGGCGAAAAAATCTCGACCATATTCAGGGAAAGGACTTGCATCTACCTCTTCTTGTTTTGCAATCATAAGAAGAATGTTCTCGTTGTAAACACCCTCATGATAAATGTCCATCTTGGTGACAGTTGAATAAGCATCAAGATATTCAGACGCTGCTTCAGATAAACCTATACCATCGTAATACGCTTTAAGAAAAGTTCGCCTACGAGAATCTAGTATATCCAAAGGAGTCTCAATCAAGCCATCACCCGCCGCTCAGTTTATGCGGCGAGATAGCATTTCGATACTCTTTTTGATTTGCTGGTCTTGGTACTTCTGTATATTACCGCCAGCAGATTTGAGAACTGGACCTTCGCCACCTGTAAAGTTTTCAAGTGCACCTGTTGTGCTGAATGCATTTGGATAGTAAGGGGAAGCCCTTGTTGTAACATCACTATTCTCCATAATCGCACCTTTGTTTTGAACATCCTCTGCCTGTATCAAATGATTGTTAGTAGAGAAACCTTGGTTCTTTACATTGTCTTTACCAGCAGATTGTGTTCTAAACTCATAACCTTGCTCTGAACCTTCCTTAGCAGAGTACTCAGGTTGGCTACTTCTCTTTGCCTTTGCCTTTTCTACTTTACCGGCTAAATCGTTAGCCTTGTTTAGCAAGTTTGTAAACTCTTCATTTCTAGGTTCAAATCTTGGTTTCATTTCAATCACTCCATTCCCATGTTGTTTCCAGTTGAGCCAACACTCTTTGCCGACTCTGCTAATGCGTGAATCTCTGACCATTCCATTTGGTGGAATTCCTCATTAGTGCTAGGCATATCAATGTCTGTACCTTTGATTACCATGTCGTCACCCATTGGCCTAAAGTCATCTTGTAACATCCCACTAGGTGTTTCAGTCTTAGCCATAACGAATCCTGCCTTTCTTAGCATATTCATTGGATCTGCTATTGCTTTTCGCAAATTGAGGTTTTCTTGCTTAAGAGTTCTCAAGTCGCTATCCATATTTTCCATTTTACTAATGAGTGCCCCCATTAGTTTCTCCGCTGTATTCTCTCCCTCATCACTCATGGCGCTCAACTCAAAGTGTTCTGTTGTTTAGTTGTCTTTTGATACTACCAATGCGACTCGTGCGAATCGTACCCGGTAAGACACTATTAGATGCTTTGTGCACCTTTTCTACAGAATTAAATTTCATTACAGGTACGCCGCCAGCATAAATGTCATTGACACCAACAGCGTGTATATCTTGCTTCATAACTGCTTTTTCGACATCTCTACTGAGATAATCAGCATACTTGGTAATTTCATTAATGTGTGAACGGGCACCCATTGCATCTTGCTCATCTAATGCTTTGTAAAATGCATCTACATGAGTACGCATTTTTCTAGCCATAGGGTCCAATTTCTTTAGGTCCATACAAATCGCCACCACTTCACTTACCTTTAATGTTCTCATGCACCCTTGAATCTACCGGAGTCGCCAATGCTACGTGCTGCTTGTTCTATAGGGCTAGGCTGTGAGCCTCTTTGTTGGACACTACTCACGGGTGAGCCGGACCCCATGCTAGTTCTGTTTTGAGGACTAGACATGGGGCCTCCGTCGCTCATACTTCTTGCACCAGCGGAGGCTTGACCACCCATAACTCCTGCTAACTGTGGAGGAATATTGCGGCTCGGTAATTGACCGGGGTTAGCCTGCGGTTGCGGGCCACCCGGCATACCGGGCATTCCACCCGGAGGCATCATTCCACCACCCGGAGGCGCACCGCCTCCCATCTGCTGTTGTGCAGGATCGGGTTTCTTGTAAATAAATCGAATATCTCTATTGCCTTCTTCTACGATTTCAGGCTGATAGCCTAACATAACCATACGCTGTGCGATATTAACTTCCATCTCATCACGGCGCAATCGAGTAACTTCATCTTCTTCTTCGTTAGGATAGAGAGTAAGGCTCCAATCACTAACATCCAGTTGCTCCATAAGTCGTGGGAATAAATGGTCAGTATACACTTTATGTCCAAACTCAACCGCACGGTTAGTAACAAGAATCTGCATACCTTCATTGTTTAATCCACCGGATTTACCAGTGTCCATCATAAATACATTTGACACGCCATAGAATGATGCTATGCGCTGACGCATTTCATCCCTAACTGCGAGATATTGCATCTCTTCAAGTGTGTCCATGAACTTAACCCAATTCACTCCACCTTTACCTGTATTAGATTCAATACCAATCTTAGGTATATAGTGAGGGTCGCGCTCTAACTTCTCGTCCATACTCTTGAAGAATGACTTCATCGATTCTAAGTTATCAGTTGTAACTGAAATCAAACCTTTAGGCATCCTGCGCTTTGAATATGCAGTATACATGTAGTTATCCATGGCTGTCAAAGTCATAGCCTGTCGCCATAAAGATGACACAGGTGAACGACCATACAACTTGGACGGGTTATACTTACTTACATGAATTACTTCCCCTTCCAAATAATACTGAGTTTTGCCACTACCCGACGTATTAACATAATGAACATCTTCTAATGCGTGTCCGCACACTTCACAAGACTTTTCTTCTTCAGCGTAACTACGTACCACATCACGGTGTATAGGACAGGAACGATACCTACCACCACGAACACCGCGCTTATCAGCAATGATACGCATGAAGATAGGGTCGCCTCTAATTATTTCTTTGACTCTATAGAAAGATACCTCTTTTGTTTCAGGGTCTTGATAATACTCTTTGATTAAAATCATAAAGGCATCATCCATAATGTTTAGATCGTATTCTATCTCTCTTAGGACATCCATGAATGACTGTTCCATACTATTACGTTGGTCAATTAACCATCTAGGATATACTATTTCGTTAGGGTCCGGTGATTCTAACTCCGTGCTATCACAATCGATGCACTGTTCAACGTCATGCTGGTGCTCTTTTCCACACTCAGTGCATTTCTTATGAAACTTCTTTTCCCAATAATAACCTCTACGGAATACTTCTTGCTGAAGAGTAGAGAGAACTGTACGAAGGATTAAGTTTTCATTAGCAACTGAATACAATGCAGGAATAGTAATACCCTGAACAAGCACAGGCTCCTGAATACCAGTAGTCCACAAAGGCATCTGAGGAGCAGGAGTCTTACGTCTTCTAAAGCCACTACCAATACGGGATATTAACCTTCCAATTCGACTCTGTTTTTCCTCTGACATTACAATTCCTCCGCCCAACTTAACACTGTGTCTTGGTCTACTCCCCACTGTCGCAGAGCCTTCTCCGCTTTGTGTGTTCCGTTCCAAGACTGATATTGCACATACTGTTTCATGATAGTGTTATCAGGTTCTAAAAAGTAGTGTGCCATAGCCTTTGCGACTTTGCTTTTTTCTACGATATGAGGCAAAGACCCACTTAACAACTTAGCAGCGTCTTGACCTCTAAATTCTAATTGGTGAGTATTAAGGTCAGTGGTGCTGACGCTTTTGTTAAGTTGCAAAGCACCAAATCCTAGATTATCATGCAACTGTGAACAATGTAATCTACCCCTATCACCCTTAGCGACAATTGTAATCCTTGGCTCGTCCCTTTCAGTAATAGTAAAAGAGCCAGCACTGTCAATAAATCCAGCAGCATAGTTCCAAATGTCTTTGATTATGATATTGCCATTCTTAGCAGCCATGTATTCGCCTTTCTTGTGACCCTTTAGTATAGCAATCTCTTCGCCATACATCTTGAGTAACTTAGCCATCCGATTAACATTCATCCGCTTGACTCCCTTTTCAATAAGTCTTTCAGTTATGATTCTAGCACCCAAAGGCCCTGAGTCTTCTAACTCTGCCTTAGCCATAGTAAGCCACTTTTGTTGCTCTTTACTAAGTGTGTTAAACTGATTGAGGGCACTTTTCCACATTTTCTTAGCGTCCTGCTTACTTTCCATAGCAGATTCCCAAGCATTAGTCTCCTCTTGCCCCCAAACATCATGAAACTGATCGAGACTTTTGAGTATAGAATCAGCATTCTCCCACTGAACACACAATCTTTGGAGGGTGTTTTTCTTAAGTTCACCATAAATCCTCAAAGATTTCAGAGTTCTTTCATCTAAACCTAATTGGATAATAGTATTATGATGGTTGTCTGCCCATTCCATTGAATCTAAAGTCGCCTTTGTTTCTTGAAGGTGTACTTGCTCTATTGACTTGATTAGGTCACTAACCTCATGTAAGTCATCCGCTTTACGCAGGTCACCAATCAACTGTTCAGCAGTCTTACCTAACTGTGATTCAAACCAACCTTCACCGGTTTTAGGAAATGAAGGCCTTACAAAGTCAACATCTCTATCCAATGTAAGTGCATCCTTAGCAATAGTGATTGCCCGCCTTGGTTCTGATTTAATTAAAGGGTGCTCTATCAAAGTGGATGCTATGATGGTCTGCAAATCGTCACCCATATCAATAATAGATGTATGATTTCCTACCCCCAAAGAACCCCACATAGTATCTTACCCCTTTGTCTCACCCATATTATACTTAGGCTACGAACCAACCTTTGTTAGCACTTACTGGCTTGTCACCTAACCACTCATCGAAACCACCAAGATAGTCATCGAGCATAACAATACTACCTTTGAACTCCTTAGTAGCCCAATTAGCAAGAGCCAAAGCCATAGCCAAGTCATCGTGAGAGCCTACAGACTCCAAACGACCCTTCTTGGTCATACCAAATCTAGTAAGTTGGGTTTCTAATTTACGGGTAAACTCTTTGCTACGCTCATTACCCCAAGGAGTCTTGACTTTACCTTGCTCAAACGCCATCAATAATGACATGAACATGCTTTCTTTACGTTGTCGAGTAGTCATAAATGTCTTGATTGGTATGTCTTCACGCATTTCTTTAAGTTCTGCTTCAAACATACGCTGGAAATTGTTACCTTCTAACTCAATTAAGTCCGGTTGAAACCTATGATTGAGCATAATTACCTGCTTTTTTTGAGCAGCAGAGCCTAATCCTTTCTCATTTAGGAAGTTTACAATCTGCTTTTCTTCACTATCAGGTGGTGTTCTAAGCGTAACCATAGCAGTATAGTCAGCATTACTGTCAGATGCTATTGCTGGATCCCAACCGACGAAGTGTTGACCAAATATACCAACCGCATCTCCGTTTTCATCGTATTCTGACTCCGCTCTATCCAACAATACTAGGTCTTCGTCCCTTGCTTTCTCAAGAAGTTCCATTGGGAACATGCTTGACATGTCGTGAATAGGCTCACAAAGGTATTCACGGGCGAATTTTATGGCTGGCATAGACGATTCTCGCATCTTTAGAGCCTCTAAAGGCCACCTATTAGGCCATAATGGGTCACCATTATCCTTAATTGCGGGGTATGTTTCTACCCTAAATGCGTCTTTTTGCTCTAATTCAGCGTATAAATCGTTGTAACTGAAGGGTGTACCGACCATCATTAGCCTTCCAGTGTGGTGAAGAACCGGCAAAAGTACAGTATAAAACCAATCTGCAGCCCTTTGTAACTCTGTAGCGGTAGTACCCCACAGAATATCGTCACATAATACGACGTTTGGGTGGAAACCACGAGTAGCACCACCAACCGATTTAGCCATAAGTCGGCTTTTATTGGTGAATTCAAAGTATGATTTATTCCAAGGACGACCTTTTGGCTTCAAATCCTTTAGAATTTCTTTAGTTTCTATCAAATTCCTGATGAATCTCATGTGTTCAAGAGTCTGTTCTAGGCTGTGACTGAATATCATAATGTGTGTATTGGGTTTGAAAGCCGCTAACCACAGTGCATATGACATAAAAAAGACAGATTTACCGTGGTCACGACTCGCTTTGACACAATATCGCTTACTTTCGTTAACACCTTGTAGCCAAAGTTTGTGATGGTCTGAAAAGTCGAACTCTAATATCTCAGTAAAGAAGTATTCAAAGGACTTTTTGGACATCTCTAAGTCCATTTCCTTGATGAATTCTTCTTTGTTGGTCATTTGTTATCCCTCACAAAACAGGTGGTCTACCCCAATTGTAATCTTCTTCTTTCATTCCCTTAGAGGGAGGAGGAAGAGAAAACGGACCAGCATTTTCAGGTGGCAGGTTCAAAAGCGCAGGAGTTGGTGGCTGTAGCAAAGGCGGAGGAGCCTTTAATGGCGTTGCATTATTAAGCGATGGTATGTTCTTTTGCTCTTCAAGTGCTAAGTTGGTTGATTCAGGTTCATGATCCATGTTCGCTGCTACCTTTTCCAATTCTGCATGCTGTCGCTCTTGACCTACTACACCTTGGTCGGAAGTTAAATCAGGTATCTCTCCCATGTTTTCTTTGAGTTGATTGATAGAAGGAGGAACTGGAATATCTGTGCCTCCTAAGCCCGTAGGCGTTTGGTTCGGTTCCTCTTCTTCATCAAGCATGCCTTCAGGATAACCCCCTTGTCTCGCCATGAATTCGTCAAATAATCTATTTTCTCTAAAGTTCTTTATTTTTTTATCAACTACAGGGTCTCTTCTAACGGCATCACTAGTATCTACGATAGTCTGTTTCTCTTCCTTTTCTTGTGCTTGGGTAGTTGCAGGCTCATCCCTCAGTGCAGCCACCCTTTCACGTCTAGCCACTGTACCTCTAGCCATTCTTTCTTGCCTTAGTGCTTCTTCTGCGCTCATGAATGGGTAGAGGTTCTTTACATCTGTTGCTTTCATGCCCATTGTATCAAATTGCCTAAGTGCTGCTTCTTCTTTTTCAGGTGCTAATTCTTCTTGCCTTTGTTGAGCAACCATTTCTCTAACCATCATTCTAGCACGTTCTTCTTCTTCAGGAGTCTGTGGTGCTCTACCTAACAAAGCAACGATTGGGTTAATTCCTGCTGCCATCAACTGCCCAAAGTTTTGTATTTCGTTGTTAGCAAATTTACCCACGCTTCTAGCAAGTTCTCTACCTCCACCAGCAACATCACGAGTAGCAAGATACTCGCCTACTGCTGGTCCAGCCCTTCTTCCGAAATCTCTGAACTCGTCACCTATGGCTCTTCGTAACCTTTGTGACCTCGATGGTGCTGCAACTGCAGTCTGTTTTGCTAACAAATCGTTAGGAGATTCGACAGGACTTTTCACGAATACTTTACCCATTTCAGACACCGCCAAATGTTACTTTAGTTGCTTTGACTATTGTTGAAGGAACGCCCCATTGCTTGGCTACAACGTCCCAATCTCCCTTAGTTGAAACTATACCCTGCACATCTTGACTAGTCAAACCTACAGATGTGGCGAACGATATAATATCATTGTAAGAATTGAGTGAATAGCCTTTCTTAACATGCTTCATAACTTCTTGATTTTTTATGGCTGAAGTTATCTGCAAAGTTTCAAACGACTTTTGAATTTGACTTATGTCGGGAATGTATGTATCAAACGAGGTTTGTATATCGGTTGGTTCCTGCCTTTGATAGCCTACCAGTGCACCTGAAGCAGGGGTCACTGTGTTGTAAAGTCTTGAAGTATCGTAATCCGGCGCTTGTGTAGCACCCTGTATAGGGTTTTCTAAACCTCTACTCCTTGCATACATGTCTGCAATCTGTGAAGACATGTCGGCTAGTCTCAACTGTTCAGCACTATATTGGTCAGAGCCGTGCTTTCTTATTTCCTCTGCTGCTTCTGCTGCAGGGTTTTGTGAACCTTGTGCAGCCTTTTGATTGGTAAGAGCAGCATGTAATGCATGTATACTTCTTATTACCTTTGGAGATGCTTTGCCTACAGTGTGACCTGAAAGGTCTACTTTAATGCCATCGTGGACTTGATTAATCATAGCCCTATCTACGTTCAATTCGTCAGCAATTCGACTAAGCGTACTGATTTTTCTACCACTCGGTGTTTCTTTGAATTGATATCCCGACTGGCCTTTTTTGGATGCTTTTGAACCGCCGCCGCCAAAGAAATGAGTCATTGCTGGAGAATGAGATAACTTTGATATAAGTGGGACATGCTTTTTCCTTTCTTCTTTGGTAGGAGGAGTTGCATCTTCTCGCAAAATTTGCCTAGCGATTAAAGAATCGTTACCACCCGCTTCAACAACAGATTGCAAAAACTGCCTCATTTCATTACCTCTGTTAAATTTACGAGTACCTACTGCACCTGCTCCGGTTTTTGCTTCAGGAACATGGAATTCTATCGGATAGTGTACACCGCCATGTGTTACGTTATGTACTGGGACGTTGGCTTCTGTAGGTAAATAAGGTGTACCCCCATACATTTCTGCTCTATCTGCATATTCTTTTCCAAGTCTATTAGTTTGTAACAAATCATCAAAATCGTTAGTTCGGATCCCATGGACTCTACCACGAGTCATAGCAGATGGTTTTACACCGGGCTGAGTAAAGTCTTGCATAAAAATTGCACCCGGATCGTGAAACGGACCTATTTCGTTAGGACCAAGACCTAGACCTTGTTTGTATACTTGGTCGATTGTATGGAGTCCCCTTTCGACATAGTCGTGTATTGGATTGTAACCAGCATCGATATATTGGCCTGAGTCAGCATATTTGTGGCGAACTTTGTCTTTCTTTAGAGTGACTGTTATCATGTGAGGGGTATCTTCTTCTTGACCTGTTACACTATTGAAAATTTTTCTTGAGCCAGCATTTTCTGCTGCATGGTTCAAAACCCGACCCTTTTTTTCACCAAACCAATTACCCGCTACTAGTTTTCGCCAAGAAGGGTCGCCAAAATGCGGTAGATGATTTGCCCTGTCATTTTCTCTATCTTTGTTGTGATTCCAAATCATAGCATTAATGCCTCTTATTGCAGCATCTCTTACTGTAGAACTTCTGCCTTCGTTATCTGTAATCATTTGGTCTGCATCAAATCCATTTTTTGCTGCTAGCCTTAGCATGTGCTCAAGCATAGCATCAATCATGTGAGAGTTACCGTCCTCTTGGCGACCGAAAGGTGCCCTGTCAACTCTCGATTCTTCACCTGTGTGAGAATCTGTATGACCATAAGCATCTATATGCTCATCTAGGATTGTATCATCGAAGTGTTGGATGTTGCCGTCTTCATCGATATAGACTCTCGTTGCGCTCTTACGGATTAGGTTGCCACCCATCAATACAGAACGCGGAGTCGTTTTGAACATCAAGCAATCCTTCCTGAACCCTTTCTACCGAATGTTCTACCGGAGCCACCGGCACCATCGCTTCTGCTTCCATGCTGCGCTTCATCAGCCTGAATACTTTCAGTAGCACCTTGTGGATTAGTACTCATCTCACCGTTGCCGGGACCTGCTTCACCCACGGCTCCGGGGTCTGCCATCTTGAGTCTACGATCGTCGACTTTATTTTTGAGTCTGCGAAGTAACCTACGCAACTGATTAAATCGCATGTAGTCCATCTTTTTGCGAACAGTTTCTAACGTCTTACGAACTTCTTTAGTATCTTTCTTTTCTTTTTTATCTAACTCAGGATGAAATTTCATAGTGACTTTCTTGGCATCTTTCTTGATTGATTTGCCGTCAACTAGTACTTCGATTGGATATGGTTCATGTTTGTCGTACCAATAGGCCATGTCATAACCGCCATTCTTCAGAAGTGTCACTAGTAGTCCCCTATCGTAATCTTTGTCTTCTGCTTTCAAAACCATTTCTTTACCTCTTGGTAAAGTCAAATCTATGTCTTTTTTCTTTGCTAAAAAGTCTGTAGATGCCAACTTCATGCTTGGTTCCCTAGGTTCTTTTGGAATTTTTGGAGGTGTTGGTTTACCAACAGGCTTGGGCCTTTCGCTATGTAGTGGTCTTTGTTGCATACCTTTTGGCATTTCTATACCACCCATTAGTCTGCGACTTGCTTGCCTGCCAAGTGATTGCTGATACTTTTCAGGAAACGCACTGATAGGTTGGGTAGTCTGCCTGTGACCTCTGTGTAGAGAAAGTGGAGACTCGTTAAGTCCACCTTTATCTGCAGGGTGACCTAATTTACTTGCGACAACCTTGCTTCTGATGTCAGTAATCTTATCGGCCTTGCTTCTACCGTATGGCGTGGTTTCCATTTGCGGCTGATGCCAAGGCTTGTGTTCCTTCAAAAGACTAGACCAAGCATCTGCCATTGGCTCTCCAGTAGCGATATTAGCAATAGTCTGCTGACCGAACGGTTGGTTGACTTGTGCACCTACCGATTGACTTACATCAGGTCCCCCCTGTCCGACCATACCTGTCATTGCAGCAAATTGCTGACCT